GTAACCCCAACTTGCACCTAATAGTAGTTTGGGTATATTTATTAATAAAAAACACATATGAATACTCATTCATTATTAAATCAATATCTCGGGAAACAAACTAGAGTTTCTGAAAGAGATAATGGAGACGGGACTAAGCAGGTTTGTGACTTAGATACCGGAGATTGCTACACCATCAGAGAAAGAGATGGTCTTATCGAAAGAGCCGGACATGATGTAACTCTCAACAGAAGAGTTCGCGTTGAAACACCAAACGGAATTAAACAACTTTTAAACGGTTAATCCAATGAGTATCGATAGGAAAATATTAAAGGAGATTGAAAGACATCATAAAATCAACAACTATATTAAAGAACAAGAAGCTCCTTTGGTTCCAGGTTTACCAGAACCAGAGTTAGGAGCTCCAGGAGCTGAAACACCTGCTGCACCAGCAGCTCCGCAGAAAATTGATTTGTCAACTGACACTGAGGTAGAAAAAATTACTGACACCCCAGAAGCATCTGAAGGTGGAACTCAGGAACTTGATATTACAGAACTTGTTAATTCACAAAAGAAAATCGAAAGCAAGCAAGAAGAGTATTTTGAAAATCTATTTAGCTACATACAAAACTTAGAATCGAAACTTTCTGAAATGGACAACTTAGTCAACAAATTGAATGATATTGAATTTGCTATTGAGAAATTTAGACCAAAATCACCAGAAGAAAAATTAGCATTAAGAACAATCGACTCAGGACCTTTCAACAAGAAACTATCTGATTTTTTTGACGACAAGAAAGACGATTGGGAAAAATCAGGAAAACACGAATACATTTTGACATCGGATGAAATTGAGGACATTAGTCCAGCTGAGATTAAGAAAACTTTCCAACCAAGTGATAAGAATCAATTACCATTTAAATTTTGATTATTCTAATTTCTATACTATAATTGAGGTTGTGGCAACACAACCTTTTTTATTATTTGACAACTTGAAATCTATTTTCTATCTTTTAAACACTAACTTAAATTAATTTATTATGAGTTCATTAGACGCAGTACTAGCACAGTACGAAAAAAACCAACAATCTGGCAGTGCCAATTTTGGTAAAATGTCTCAAGACGAGCGTATGAAGAAATACTTCGCTCTTATTCTTGACGACAAATCGAATTCGGGAACACGCCGAGTTCGTATTCTCCCCACCCAAGATGGTAGCTCACCCTTCAAAGAAGCGTGGTACCATGAAATCCAAGTAGGTGGTAAATGGCAAAAGTTCTACGACCCCGCCAAAAATGACAATGAACGCTCTCCTTTGAACGAAGTTTACGAAGAGCTTATGTCAACTGGGAAGGAGTCGGATAAAGAACTTGCCAAGCAATACAAATCTCGCAAATTCTACATCGTAAAAGTTGTAGACCGCGACAATGAAGCGGACGGAGTTAAATTCTGGCGTTTCAAACACAACTATAAGAACGAGGGAATTCTTGATAAGATTATTCCTATCTGGCGCAACAAAGGTGACATCACGGACCCAGAGAAAGGTCGTGACCTTATCATCGAGCTAAGCAAGCAAAAGACCCCTAAGGGAGCTGTTTACACAACAGTATCGACTATCATGTATGATGACCCAGCTCCAATCCATGAAGACAAAGCAACAATGGATTCTTGGGTGAATGATGAGTTGACCTGGCAAGATGTATACTCAAAGAAACCAGTTGAGTATCTTGAAGCAATTGCACGTGGGGAAGTTCCACGTTGGGATAGCGAAAAGGGTGGTTATGTTTATGGTAACAACGAAGAATCGCTTGAATCCTTTGGTGGTTCTAACAATTCTGTCAGTTACAAAGACCCACAAGTAGACTCGGACCCAGACGAGGACCTACCATTTTAATTTAAGTTAGTTGGGTGGGGGAAACCCCACCCTTTTAATTCTTATGACTATGACAAAAGAAACCAAACAAAAAATGTATGAGAGCTTAAAGCTCAAGTATGAAGCGCAGATTGTAGAGGCTGAAGCGACTCTTATGATTTATCTTGAAAATGCTGCAGGTATTGGAGAACACCCACAAATGCTTGAAGAGATGGATAATTTTGTTGAGAAGCTAGCAAACGCAAGTGACAAATTGCAAACCCTTAATGAATTTTGGAAATACTATGGCAATAAAGAAAGCAACTGATTTTTCTTCATTTAAGAAGAAATACTCCACTTCAGCAAAGTATAAACCCCAGAGGTTCTTTGATTGTGGTCCTGAGTTCCTGGATGCTGTTGGTCTCCCAGGCCCAGCTATCGGGCACATTAACATGTTCTTGGGTCACTCCGATACCGGAAAAACTACTGCTTTGATTAAAACTGCCGTAGATGCACAAAAAAAAGAAATTCTACCAGTTTTTATTATTACAGAACAAAAGTGGAGTTTTGAACACGCCCGTCTTATGGGTTTCCAGTGTGAAGAAGTTGTGGACCAAGAAACTGGAGAAATTGATTGGGATGGCTTTTTTATTTTCAATAATAATTTTGACTACATCGAGCAAATTACTGATTACATTAATGACTTGTTAGATGCTCAAGAAAAAGGAGAACTCGAATACAGTTTGTGTTTTCTTTGGGATTCAATCGGTTCTGTACCTTCCAAGATGACTTTTGAAGGTAAAGGTGGTAAACAACATAATGCTGCCACTCTTGCGGATAAAATTGGAATGGGAATTAACCAACGAATTTCTGGTTCTCGTAAAGCAGAATCAAATTTTGAAAACTCATTGATTATTGTGAATCAACCTTGGGTTGAACTTCCTGACAATCCCTATGGGCAACCAAAAATCAAAGCTAAAGGTGGAGAAGCTGTATGGCTAAACTCTTCATTAGTATTCTTGTTCGGTAACCAAAAAGGAGCGGGAACCACAAAAATTACCGCAACTAAAGACAAGCGAACGGTAAAATTTGCTTCAAGAACAAAAGTTTCTGTGATGAAAAATCACATCAATGGTTTGGGATATGAAGATGGAAAAATTATTGTAACACCGCATGGTTTCTTGGCTGGTAAAGATACTGCAGAAGAGAAAGCTTCAATCGAGACGTATAAGAAAGAATACTCCGATTATTGGAAGGAAATCATCGGTAGTGATGGTGATTTTACTTTGACAGAGGAAAGAGACCCTGACGCACTTTAAATTGTTTAGAGAAACGTTTATTTTGAAAATGAACTGGTTAAGTTCCGGCTTAATCAGTCATTTTCTTTTTGTAGAACAAATTAAAAAAAATTAATTGAAAACTCTATTAGTTGATGGAGATAATTTATTCAAAATTGGATTCCATGGAGTCCGAGATTTGTTTGTTGAGGGAAACCATATCGGTGGAATCTTCCACTTTCTCAACACACTCAGGAAACAATTGTTGGACAATGAGTACGACAAAATTGTGGTCTTTTGGGATGGAAAACATAACTCCAAAACTAGACGTGAGTTATATCCTGCCTACAAGTTAAATAGAAAAAATAACATGACAGATGAGAAACTCGAGTCATATTATTCTCAAAAGTACCGTGTTAAACAATATTTAGAAGAAATTTTTGTTCGTCAAATCGAATTGGAGAACAATGAGTCTGATGACTTAATTGCATACTATTGTAGTATTGCAACCGATGAAGTCAAAACAATTTTTTCTTCAGACAAAGACTTATTGCAATTAATTGATGAAAAAACTTCATTGTATTCTCCATTACAAAAATTCACCTATTCCAATGGTGATTTAGTTAAGTTTGGCGACTACTACATTCCTCATCGGAATATCTTAACTGCAAAAATTTTTTTAGGAGACCAAAGTGATAATATCCAAGGAATTAGTCGTCTTGGAGAAAAGACTTTTTTCAAAATTTTCCCTGAGGTACTTGAAAATATCACTTTAGTTTCGGATATTTTAACAAGAACAAAAACGTTAGTTGAAGAAAATCCAAAACAAAAAGTTTTAAAAAATATTTTAAGTGGTTTAACTAAAGATGGTGAATTAGGAAATGAATTCTACGTAATCAATCAAAAAATCATGGATTTAAATAATCCACTGATTTCCGAAGAAGCTAAAGAAGTTGTTGAGCAATATTATTCGGAATCTCTGGACCCCGAAGGGAGAGAGAGAAAGACAATAATTATGATGATGATGGAAGATGGCTTCTTCAAATATCTACCCAAAACCGATGAAGCGTTCGTCGAGTTTTTGAAACCCTTTTTAAAATTAACAAGAAAAGAAAAAAGACAATTTAATCAATCTAAAACAAATTAAAATGAAAGAAGAAACTCTTATCAAAATGGAATTTTTGTTGACACTCAACGACAATATTGTAGTGCAACGATTCTTCAACGTTCGTAACTACAATTTTCAAGCTGGTCGCTCCTATGACTTGGCTTACTTCATGAAACAAGTTGAGGAAGATTTGGTGAATGATTTGAAGATGAAAACTGTCATGTACATGATGGACAATCAAGAAGCGATTTACATTGACCAGGAAATCTTGAACACCTCAAACACGGACGGTCCCGAGAACTTTCACATGTATGTCAAAATGGCAGATGAAATTATTTTTCACCGAATTTTTGACGGAAAATTATACCCTCCAAAAGTAAGATACACGGTTGACGTACGTCCCAGCTTGAAAAATATTTTGAAAGGACTTACTGACATTTTTTCAACAGAAAATTTGTCGTATGAGTACATGGACTACGACCTATCTCGGTAATATTTACTGAATACACTGCAGATTTATGACGAAGAATTTTGATTATCTAGGAAATACTTTTCAACTCCAACTATTAAACCAACTCATCTTAGATAAAGAATTCGCCCAGTCGATTGTTGATGTTTTAGAGGCTTCATACTTTGACAATAAGTATTTCAAACTTGTTGTTCAAATGGTTAAGGAGTACTACGCAAAATATCAAACTACACCCAATTTCGAAACTCTTGAACAAATTGCTAAGGCAGAGATAAGTCAAGAACTTGCTCTAAAAATAGTAATCGACACAATCAAGCAGATTCAAGATGCTCCATTTGATGGTAGTGTTTTTGTACAAGAAAAAGCTCTCAAATTCTGTAAGCAACAAGAGCTGCAGAAGGCGATGGACAAAGCACAAAAAATCATCACAAATGGTGATTTTGAGTCGTATGACCAGGTCGAGAGTATGGTTCGAGAAGCCTTACAGGTGGGTGAACGAGAGACAGGTACATTAGATGTATTTAATGGTCTTGATGATGTTTTGAATGATGACTATCGACACCCAATTCCAATGGGAATTGATGGTATTGACAGACTGCTGAAAGGTGGATTAGCCAAAGGTGAAATCGGTGTTGTATTAGCACCAACAGGAGTTGGTAAAACAACTCTCATGACTAAAATTGCGAATACCGCATTTAGTATGGGTTACAATGTTTTACAGATTTTCTTTGAGGACAACCCAAAGATTATTCAACGTAAGCACTTCACAATTTGGACGGGTATTGAACCGGATAACTTGTCTATGAGGAAAGACGAGGTTATGGACAAGGTAAAGGAAATTCAGAATACTATGGAAAACAAATTGATTCTGAAAAAATTACCTTCAGACACCATGACCATGTCTCAAATCAAAAACCAAGTACGCAAAATGATTGCGGATGGAACTAAAATTGATATGATAACTTTGGATTATATTGATTGTGTGGTTCCAGACAACACAAAAAATGATGAGTGGAAAGCAGAAGGTTCTGTTATGCGTCACTTTGAAGCTATGTGTCACGAGCTAGGAATTGCAGGTTGGACTGCCACACAAGGTAATCGTTCATCGATTTCCTCTGAGGTTGTAACAACAGACCAAATGGGTGGTTCCATTAAAAAGGCTCAAGTTGGTCACGTAATCATATCAGTTGCTAAAACACTTCAACAAAAAGAAATGAAGTTGGCAACAATAGCAATCACCAAATCTCGTCTTGGACAAGATGGTGTGGTATTTGAGAATTGTAAGTTTGACAATGAACTTATTATCATTGACACGGAATCTTCTGTCACTTTCCTAGGGTTTGAAGAACAACAAGAACAAAAGAAAAGTGACCGAGTTAAAGAGTTGATGGAAAAGAGAAGACAGAGGGAGCAACCAAATAATTTGGTCTAATCCGAATACGTAATTTTATATGCCATTATAAAACCAAAATTAAAAACAATGAATACAACAGACAATTCACCCTCTAATGAGCTACGTTACGTTATTAAACGAAGTGGTGATAAAGTACCT